ACAAGTGAAATTGATTATAACAGTTATGTAGCTGAATTATGTGTAGCATCTACAGTATTTCCAGATTTAAAGGATGCCGAACTCCAAAATAGTTATGGAGTAATGGGAGAAGCTCAGTTATTAAAGACAATGCTTACAGCAGGTGAGTATGTCAATTATACAGTAAAAGTGAATGAAGTCAATGGATTTGATACATCTTTTGAGGATAAAGTAGAAGAAGCAAAAAACTAATTAGGGGCGGCGATTTTGATGCTAGTATCACGCATTATTGTATCCAAAAATTAAAGTGGAAACCAGGTGATTATATGGGATTAGAGATTAATGAGAGAGCATTAGCAGCCGCCTCAATACTTATTAAGATAGAGGATGAAGAGGAAGCAATGAAAGAAGCTGAAAGAGAGAGAAAGAGGGGTAGAAGAAGATAGCAAAATAAAAAAATAAATATAGAATAGGTAAAATATGTAATAATTATATGTTATAATATTTTTAGCAAGAAGATGTAATCTACAATTTATAGAGTGGAGTTCATACAAAAGATTATCCTCCCAACGTATAGAAGGGAGGTGAATATGTATGGATAATTTTTTGATTGGTGTATTAGCTAGTTTAACAGCTAGTCTAATCGGTTACATAGTTTGTCTATGTATCAAAAAAGTAAAAAGCCACTCTGTGCAAGAGAGTGACTTAGATGTTGAGCTTAAATTTTCATTTAAGTTCAAAAAAAATAAGCATTAAATTGTTTAGAACTTCACTCTACTTCCAAATAGATTGTAGTTCTTCTTGTTTTTATTATACCACAAATTGGTACAGATATTCAAAAATAATATATTTATGATATAATAAAAATGTAGAGATTTTGCAGTGTTCGATTTTTGTAATGAAATATGGCTTAACAATTGGAATACAAGGCATTGAGGGTATGTGATAAATGTTATCAATTGCACTACTCATGATTCACTGCAAATTTGAGAGAGGTGTGTATGTGTAGATATTGGAAATACTAAGTTTATTTTGGGGTTTTAGATTAACTATATGGAATGTAAATACTGTAACTAATGTGAATAAAGGACTTAAAATATTAAAGTTTTAGATTAACTATATGGAATGTAAATTTTTAACTCCAAGCGTTTTAGATATAAGTATAAGTGCGTTTTAGATTAACTATATGGAATGTAAATATGCCTACGTATTGTTTAAGCGAAAAAAATTATTGTGTTTTATATTAACTAAGTGGTATATAAAAAATTGGAAAAAGAAAAAAATAGATTTATTTGATATTGTTTTATATTAACTATGTGGATTCAAAATTAAAAATAATCAAAAAACACTTGCTTATGGTAGGTGTTTTTTTAATTGAAAGGATGTGATAATAATGTAAAAAATTTACATATATAGTATAATAATCCTATAAATTCATTATAATAAAGGGGGATATTATGGGATTATTTAGTGGAAATGAAAGTTGTTGTATATGTGGAGAAAAAGGTAAACAAAAAATATCTGATGGTGTAATATGTTCTGAATGTTTAAAAAAATATAAAGATACATTTTCTATAGTTGAACCAACAGATGTAATCAAAAAAATATCTTCTGAGGAAATAAAAAAATCAATAAGCTTAACACTCAAAAATAGAAAAAAATTTGAATCTTTTAATGCAAGTAAAAAAGTAGGAATTTATTTATTAGTAGATGAAAATAAAAAACAATTAATTATATCTGATAAAATAAGCAATTTAAATAAGAATAAGAGAGTATATGACTTTAGGGAAATTATTTCATTTGAACTTTTAGAAGATGATGAAACTATAGTTAAAAGTGGATTAGGTGGTGCTATTGGAGGAGGTCTTTTATTTGGCGAAACAGGAGCTATAGCTGGAAGTATATTAGGAAAGAAAAAAATAAAAACTTATGTAAATAGTTTCTCATAAAAACCAACTAAAAATCTGATTGTCCGCTAAAACACTGTATCTATCAGCATTTTCAAGGGTTTAAATACTTCAAATTACTACGATTTTACTACCATTGAATGAGCCTTGATACGTTAGAAATCCCAGATTTGCAAAGATATGGTACAGCACATCAGTATTGATAAACTAAAAATTGAATATCGCAAGTAGATTATGGAACGCCGATATTGACGTTCCTTTTCTATTTCCAGCCGTTCAGAAATGGACGGCTTTTTCTATATCCAAACGAAAGGAGAATTTTAAAAGCTATGAAAAAGATATTGAAGCGATTAGCCACGGGCTTCCTTGCCTTTGCGACTATCGTTACCGCTTTGCCGACAACGGCAGTCCACGCTTCCGAGAAGCAATACTGGACAGAAAGTGCCGAGCGTGTCGGTATCGTTGAAAAAGTGATGAATGACGGTTCTATCGGTTCGACATTCAACGAGGGACACATGACCGTTGAGGGCGAGGACGCTTTCTGCGTGGATATTAACACCAACTTCAAGAACGGCTACAAGACCAGAGCCGACGCAAGCACACGCATGAGCTACGACCAGATTTCAGATGTTGCCCTCTCAATCGAGTATGTCAATCAGTATGTGCAGAGCCACAGCGGATTGAGCAGTCAGCATATCTACCTTTTGAAACAATGCGTCGTATGGCAGAGATTGAGTGTTCATCTAGGCTGGCAATGCGATAACGTCAGAGCTTCCTATGATGAAATCCCAAAAGCGATACAGGACGAGGTGTACGCTGGGGCGAAAGCCTTTGCCAGCGAGAACAAGGGACGCTATGAATGTGGCGGTTATATCTACTCTGGCGAGGGACAGGACATTGGACAGTTCTGGGCGAAACTTGCCGTAGGAAATGCCACCCTTAAAAAGACTTCCAGTAATGCCAGCATTACCGACGGGAACGGGCTTTACTCTATCGCTGGTGCGACTTATGGTGTCTATTCTGATAAGGACTGTACGAAACAGCTTGCCACCCTTACGACGGATAACAGCGGAAATACTGATACCGTGGAAGTAAAAGCTGGCACAGTCTACATCAAAGAGCTTTCCGCTCCTGCTGGCTACAAGGTGGACAATACAGTGTATTCCTTAAATGTGGAAGCTGGCAAGACAGCGACTTTGAACGTATCCGATACGCCAAAGGTTACAAATACCCTTATCGAGCTTTTCAAGATTGACATGGAAACACAGAAAGACGCTCCACAGGGCGACGCTTCCCTAGAGGGTGCGGAGTTCACATGGAAATTCTATGCGGGACACTATACTGCTGACAATCTCCCCAGCGAGCCTACCAAAACATGGGTGACAAAGACAATTGCTGAAAAGGACAGCGACGGTACTATCCATTATGTTTCCCGCCTTTCTGATGAATACAAGGTATCTGGGGACAGCGTCTATACACAGGACGGTAAGAACGTGCTTCCTTTAGGAACGCTGACCGTAGAGGAAACGAAAGCGCCTAACGGCTATCTTCTTGACGGTGCGTATATGCAGGCAAACGGTAGCGAGGAACAGATTAAGGGAATGTACCTTACACAGATTACCGAGGACGGTGATATTGCCGTATTGTCTGGAAGCAATCAGTACCATGTATCAGACAAGGTTATCCGTGGCGGTGTGAAAATCCAGAAAAGAGATTTGGAAACCAGCGATACCAAAGGTCAAGGAAGTGCGACCTTGAAAGACGCTGAATTTGAAATCATTTCCTTAAATGACAATGCCGTACTTGTCGAGGGGAAACTTTACAGCAAGAATGAAGTGGTAAAGACAATCCTTACCGACATTGAGGGCGTGGCTTTTACTTCCGCTGACCTCTTACCTTACGGGAAATACCGTATCGAGGAAAGCAAAGCACCAGAGGGCTATCTGACGGACGGTGCAGAACCGATTGAATTTGAAATCACAGAGGACGGAAAAATCGTTGACCTTACAGGGACAGACACATCAATCTACAATCAAGTGAAGCGTGGCGACCTAGAGGGTGTCAAGATTGGAGCTGGCACACACCAGCGTCTTGCGGGAGTTCCGTTTAGGATCACAAGCAAGACCACGGGTGAAAGCCACATTATCGTGACAGATGATAACGGGCAGTTCTCCACTTCTTCCGACTGGGCTTCCCACAAACATAACACCAATGCAGGAAAGACCAGCGAGGACGGTATCTGGTTTGGAACAAGTGAGCCAGACGACAGCAAGGGTGCTTTGATTTACGACACCTATATCATTGAGGAATTACGCTGTGAGGGCAATAAAGGCTTTGAGCTTATCCCACCGTTTGAAATCGTGGTGTCCAGAAACAATGTGACCGTTGACTTAGGGACACTGACTGATGAATACGAGAAAGAAATCTCTATCCATACCACAGCCACAGGCAAGGACGGAGAAAAGTCTATCGTGGCTGGCAAAGAGGTAACAATCATTGATACGGTTACGCTTGACGGGCTGGAAAAAGGCACAAAGTATCAGTTGAAAGGCTGGCAGATGTTGAAAGAAGAAAACGCCGAGCTTCTTATCGACGGACAGCGTGTGGAAAGTGATTACACATTCACCGCCGACAGCGAAGAAATGAAGATTGAAATGGAATATACGTTCAACGCTTCTTCTCTGGGCGGTCAGAACCTTGTAACCTTTGAGGAACTTTACGACCTTTCCAACGAGGACGAGCCTGTAAAGGTGGCAGAACACAAGGACATTGACGACGAGGGACAGACGGTGCTTATCACGGAGCGCATCATCTCTATCCATACCACAGCGACCAGCGAGGACGGAAAGAAAGAGATTGAAGCAGGAAAAGACGTGACAATCATTGATACGGTTACCCTTGACGGATTGGAAATCGGCACAAAGTATCAGCTCAAAGGCTGGCAGATGATTAAGGACGAAAACGCCGAGCTTATCATCAATGGTGAGCGTGTCGAGAATGACTATACCTTTACTGCCAACAGTGAAAACATGGAAGTCCAGATTGCCTTTACATTCGACGCTTCCGAGCTGGGCGGGAAAGAGCTTGTGACCTTTGAGGAATTATACGATTTGAGCAATCCAGATGAACCGACAAAGGTTACAGAGCATAAGGACACCACGGACGACGGGCAGACGGTGACAATCACAGAAATACCAGAAACGCCAGAAGAACCAACAGAGCCAGAACAGCCGACCACACCAGATACACCGAGCAAGACAACGGACGCTCCAAAGACAGGCGACAACACAAACATTGCCTTATTCTTAGGGCTTCTTATCCTCTCTGGTGCAGGCGTGGCAGGAACATACTTCTTCAAGCGTAGACGCTCTTAATCGGGCGGTCTGCTTATGATGATGAAGAAATCCCGTTCCCCGCCGTATGTTCTGATGTAAAAGGAAGTAAAAATCGTAACTGTTCCTTTTCTGTTAATCTGCTTGCGGATTGACGGAAAAGAACAGTCCACTAGGGGCGTGGGGAGTGTAGCTCCCCCACATATCAATCACAGAAAGAAATGAGGTAGAACACATGAAATTAAAATATATCGTGCCTGACATGGCACAGACTTTTGGAAATTTGGAGTTTGCAGGAGAAAATGACGTGGAGCAACAGCGTGTCAATGGTCGCTTTGTTCCCGTGACAAGAAGCTATAACCTGTATTCCGACATTCAGAGAGCCGACGACATTATCGTGGTGCTTCCCGCAAAGGCTGGTGAGAAGCGTTTCAAGTATGAGCAGAAAGTAAAGCTCGTCAATCCTAAGATTACCGCCGAGGGAAAGAACGTGCGAGGTCGTGGCTACACCAACTACATTTTAAACGCTGACGATATGCTTCCAGTCGAGGAAAGCAAGTAAAGGGGGTATCAGATTATGAGATTAGCGAATGGAATTGTATTAGATAAGGAAAAGACTTTCGGAGTATTGAAGTTCTCCGCATTAAGACATGAGGTGCGTGTGGAGAATGAGGACGGGACGACCACCGAGGAAATCAAGCGTAGAACCTACGACTTGAAGTGCAGTCAGCAGGAACGCACGATACAGGTATCTATCCCAGCGGAAATACCTGTCAAGGACTATCCGTACAATGCCGAGGTGGAGCTTATCAATCCTGTTGCTGATACCGTGGCAAACGCCAACTACCGAGGGGCAGACGTGGAATGGTACATCAAGGCAGACGACATTGTATTGAAGAATAAAGGCGGTCAGCCCGCAGGAAATCCGCAGAACCATGCTCCGCAGGGACAGCAGAAAAAATAAATAAAATATCAGTTTTTTGTTGAGGGGGTACGGTGAGGCAAGCTATAATATGCAAGTATTTTACTAATGTTAATGCTAATTGACAGATTGACAACAGTTGTTGCTTGAGAAAAACGAACACATCTTGCATACTTTTCTTGTATCAAAAATAACATTGCTGGAGGTTTTGTATGAACTTTAATGAAAAGCTGGTAAATTTAAGAAAATCAAAAGGATTATCGCAAGAGGAGTTGGGAATGGAGTTAGATGTTTCCCGTCAAACTATCAGTAAATGGGAAGCTGGACAATCATACCCAGATTTTCAGAGATTAGTCATGTTGAGCGATTATTTTAATATGACTTTAGATGAACTCGTAAAAGATATAGATGTTGAGGAAGTAAGAAACAAAAATATGACCGATGAAAAAGTATCTTCCATATACACAGATTTAGAAAAAGGGAAATATTATTTCAGTAAATTGTTTACGGGTTTTGCTATTTTCGGGTGGTTATTTATCATCTTAATGATAATAGCAGTTGTCCTAAAATTTTTATAGTAGATGATTTTTTATCATCAATTCGATATGAAAAAGCAGTTATTCTAATAGGGTAACTGCTTTTTCTACATTCCAGAAAGGGGTGTTTATGAACATTTTGAAATACAAGGGAAAGCGTATCAGAGCCAGCGACAAGAACCTTGTGTACCGCTTCTGTGCAGGTACGCTCCTGCTCCTGTTCGTGGCGGTTCTCCTGCTACTGAACATGGGACAGCTCATGCGTACCGATTGGGAACATTTCAGCCTGCTTGATAATGGGCTGACGCTTTCTACATACAACTTCATAACGATTTTGATAGCGACTGGTGTTTGTGCATTGGTCGCTTTTCTTTATTACCGCTTCTTCCATGACAGTTTCAAGAAGCTCCTGCACCGTCAAAAGCTCTCCCGCATGATACTGGACAATAAGTGGTATGAAGCACAGACCGTACAGGACAGCGGTTTTTTCACTGACCTGCAGAACAGATCAAGGGAAAAAATCGTCTGGTTTCCTAAAATCTATTATCAAATGGACACGGGACTGCTTCATATCCGCTGTGAAATCTCTTTAGGCAAGTATCAAGACCAGCTCCTTAGACTGGAAGATAAGCTGGAAAGCGGGCTTTACTGCGAGCTGACCGACAAGACGCTCCATGACGGATATATCGAGTACACCCTGCTCTATGACATGATAGCAAACCGTATCACGATTGACGAGGTAAAGGCTGAAAACGGGGGCTTGCGTCTGATGAAGAACCTTACATGGGAATACGACGCACTCCCTCACGCTCTTATCTGTGGCGGGACTGGTGGTGGAAAGACCTATTTCCTGCTGACAATTATTGAAGCACTCTTGCAGACCAACGCCCAGCTTTACATCTTAGACCCTAAGAACGCTGACCTTGCGGACTTGGGTACGGTCATGGATAACGTGTACCACACCAAAGAAGATATGATAGAGTGCGTCAATGCGTTCTATGAGGGCATGGTACAGCGAAGCGAGGAAATGAAACAACACCCAGACTACAAGACGGGCGAAAACTATGCCTATCTGGGCTTACCGCCCTACTTCCTTATCTTTGACGAGTATGTGGCGTTCTTGGAAATGCTGGGGACAAAGGAAAGCATGAGCCTACTTAGCCAGCTAAAGAAAATCGTCATGCTTGGCAGACAGGCGGGCTATTTCCTCATTGTCGCCTGCCAGCGTCCCGACGCAAAGTATTTTTCAGACGGTATCAGAGATAATTTCAACTTCCGTGTGGGCTTGGGACGTATCAGCGAGCTTGGCTACGGTATGCTCTTTGGAAGCGACGTAAAGAAACAGTTTTTTCAGAAGCGTATTAAAGGGCGTGGCTATTGTGACGTGGGAACGAGCGTCATATCAGAGTTTTACACTCCCCTTGTACCAAAGGGGCATGATTTTTTACAGACTATCGGCTCTCTTGCACTGGCAAGACAAACCGTATCAGATGAACGAAAGGAGAATTGAAAAATTTATGGGATTTTTAGAAATGGGTTACAGCGACCCTAACACTGATTTTCATGTTGAGGGTGTCTGCGTAGACTTTGACCGCTTTCTTGCGGACTTGGAATGTGTCGCTGGCACGACTGACGATAAATGTGAGGAATTTCCGACAGAAGCCTACCATGCACACATGGAAGATATTCTGACAGAAGCGGGGCTTGGGAGATTGAAACTTCCGTTGCTCTTTTCCGTCTTGCTGGACGAATGGCTTTCCATTCATGGGTTCAACTACCGCTTTACGTTTCTTGTGGTGGATAAGGATTTTTTCAGACAGATATACCATGAATATGAGATTGACAAGGATATTGTCAGAAAATGCCTTTCTGCCGATACCGACGTTATCGTAGTTTATACGGGCGTAACAAGGGTTAATTGAACCACTGACGGCTGGAACGGTCAGCTTTAGCGTCAGACCGTGTAAGCCGTCCTGTGGAGCAGGGCTTGCCCTGCTCCACGAAAGAAGCCCCTCGGTATCTAACAGAGGGGCACAATTCCGCTGGAAACTACGGTCAAAAGTCTGGAAATCCCGCTTGGCATAAGGGTTTTCCCTTACTCATGGCTGACTGTGACAATCTGCGGAAAATATCACAGATTTCTATAAATACACGATTGGGGGTATGCAGGCTGAATGAAAGCACCTTTATAACCGCCTTGAAAGAGAAACGTCTATCTTATGGCGTGTCCCAGACAAGGCTTGCAGTCATGGCTGGTATCAGCCGTGAACACCTAAACCGTATCGAAGCGGGAAAGGTAACGCTCACGGACGATATGCAGGACAAGCTCATGGAAGCAGTCGAGAAATTCAATCCCGACGCTCCCATGTTCCTGCTGTTCGACTATGTGCGTATCCGTTTCCCCACGCTGGATATACAGCACGTTATCAGAGATATATTGAAGCTCAACATTGACTATATGCTCCATGAGGACTACGGACACTACAAGTACACAGAGCATTACTATCTGGGTGATGTGTTCGTCTACACTTCGCAGGACGAGGAAAAAGGCACGCTTCTGGAGCTGAAAGGAAAAGGCTGTCGCCAGTTTGAAAGCTACCTGCTGGCACAGGGGCGTAGCTGGTATGACTTCCTCATGGACGCTCTGGTTGAGGGCGGTGTGATGAAACGCCTTGACCTTGCGATTAACGACAGGGCGGGCATACTGGATATTCCAGATCTGACCGCCAAATGCAACCGTGAGGAATGTGTTTCCCTGTTCCGCTCTTTCAAGTCCTATGCTTCGGGCGAGCTGGTGAAGCACAACGAGCAGGACAAGGCAGGCATGGGACACACGCTGTATATCGGCTCTCTGAAAAGCGAGGTGTACTTCTGCTGTTATGAGAAGAACTACGAACAGTACGCAAAGCTGGGAATACCAATTGAGGAAGCACCCATAAAGAACCGCTTCGAGATACGATTGAAAGATGAAAGAGCCTATTATGCCGTCCGTGAACTGCTGACCCATTATGACGCAGAACAGACGGCTTTTTCTATCATCAATCACTATATCCGCTTCGTGGACAGAGAACCAGAGAAGCGAAAGACAGACTGGAAGCTCAATGACCGCTGGGCGTGGTTTATCGGGAAAGACCGCCCGCCTGTCAAGCTGACGACAGACCCAGAGCCTTACACATTGGAAAGGACGCTGGGCTGGATAAGCCGACAGGTCGCCCCGACCTTAAAAATGCTGAAAAAGATAGACGCTGGCAACCGCACAAGCTATCTGAAAGAGATTGAGGACAACGCAAAGCTGACGGAAAAGCACTTGCAGATAATCCGACAGCAGACAGCGGACACAGAGGAACTTATCACAGAGTAAAGGAGAATTTGGATTATGGTAGAACTTGTCAAGGACTTGGTGCTGGTATCGCTGGGAATGGGTATCGGTGTCGTCCTTATGTGTATCGCACAGGTCAGCAAAATGGCTGATGAAGAAATGGAAGAAATCAAAAAAGAAAGGATTGATAAAGAATGAATTTCGGACAAAATTTGTACAACTGGTTTTTAAGCAACGCACAGAGCCTTGTGTTAATGGCAATCGTGGTAATCGGTATCTACTTAGGATTTAAGAGAGAGTTTTCTAAGTTAATCGGCTTCCTTGTGATTGCCTTAATCGCCGTCGGGCTGGTATTCAATGCAGGCGGTGTCAAGGACGTGCTGTTAGAGCTGTTCAACCGTATCATTGGAGCGTAACAATCAGCAGTTTGCAGTCACGCAAACTTACCTGTCCCCCTATGGGAGTTCGGGCATAGGGGGAATGAAAGGGGGTGACGGAATGGTACGCAGATAAAAGATAGTCACGCTATGAATTTCATTGAATGGTTGAAATATGGCTGATATAATGTGGGTATAGAAATTAGCGAATGGAAATTTATCAAGGAGGATTTACAATGAAATGTATAAAATGTCATAATACACTACACACGGAAACTAGCGAATTTTCTATGACCATTAATGGAAAAACTATAAAAGTCATAAATGCACCTGTATTACATTGCAAGAACTGTAATTCGATAATTATTAGTGACGAAGTAAAAGAAAAGGCAAAAGAATTTTCAGAAGTGTATTTATATCCAGATAATACTCTTGATTACGCAGAATGTGAAGCTGGAACGGTAATGTCAGTAATGAATTTACTTTTTTAATGACAATAAATTTAACAACTTCATATCCCGACACAAAGCGGTTACTCCATTGGAGATCAACCGCTTTTTCTATACTCAAATTTCAGATTGGAGTGATTGATTGAAAGATATTTTTACAGAAATACAGGCAAAAATCGGCTGTCCGTATCTTTCCGACCTGCCCTACTACAAGCGTGCGGTCTGGTTTGAGATGAAACGCCTTTGCCTTTCTGACTATCCTAAGAAACAGTTGGAAGATTTTTCACGCTATGTATTCGGTGTGCCTTACGCCGTCATACAGGAAGCGTTACAAAGAAAGGACGTGATGAAACATGGAAGAAATGCGTGTACAGATTGAAGCAAGAGAACCGACAGACGGAGAAATCAGAGCTTTTTGGTTCACCCTGCCTATCGACACAGAACAGGTGGAAGAACTGCTGGGGATTGATGTAGATACGGACTATTACTATATCACGGGTAAGGAGCTTCCCTTTGCTGATGAAGTGCAGGAAGATACCACCATTGAAAGGCTCGATGACCTGTACCATACCTATGAAAGCCTGCCCTCTGACTTGAAAGAGGACTACGGGGAGCTGATGTGTTATTTCACCGACCTTGACGAACTGCACCGATACAGAAACGACATCATTCATTATTCGTGGTGTAAGAACATGACGGACGTTGCCCGCCATATTCTGAACAACGACCCAGACTTTACTTCCCTAAGTGAGAATGTTATCCGTTATTTCGATTATGAAGCCTACGGGCAGTATCTTGACGACAACGGACGCTTTGTGGAAACCGACCACGGTATCTATGAACTTCCGTAGAAAAGAGGTGTGTGCCTGTGGTGGACGACATGAGGGTGTATATCGCTAATCTTGGCAAGTACAACGAGGGCGAACTTGTCGGGGACTGGTTCTCTTTCCCTATCGACGAGGAAGATGTTGCGGAGCGTATCGGGCTGAACAGCTATTATGAGGAATACGCTGTCCATGATACCGACAACTTCCCTATTGAAATCGGGGAGTATATCTCCATTCAAGAACTCAATGAGATGTACGACATGATTTGTGAGCTTCCCGACTATATCACGGACGCTCTGGACGAGTTTGTTTCTTACTATGGAAGTCTGGAAGAAGTCTACGAGCATAAGGACGAGATTTATTATTATCCTAATTGCGAGGATATGACCGACGTTGCCTATTACTTCATTGACGAGTTACAAGTTCTGGGACAGATACCGCTACCGTTGCAGAACTATATCGACTATGAAGCATACGGCAGGGACTTGTCCATAGAGGGGACATTCATTGAAACAAGCCGTGGGATATGCGAGATACCATATTAGAGCTGGCAGATCAGCGACAGGCAAGGTCGCTACTGACAGCTTTTTCTATCAAGGACAGTCTGAAAAACGGCTGTCCTTTTCCATTACAACGAAAGGAGCTGAAACGAATTGAAAAAGATTAAGAGCTACACGGGTATCTGGAACGTGGAGAAAGTCTTATACGCAATCAATGACTTTACTCTCCCGTTTCCCGTTACCTTTACCCAGATAACGTGGTTTGTCATTACGGAGTTTGCTGTCATTCTCTTGGGGGACTTACCGCCGTTATCGCTTATCGAGGGGGCGTTTTTAAAATACTTCGGTATTCCCGTCGCCCTCACTTGGTTTATGAGCCAAAAGACCTTTGACGGCAAGAAGCCTTACAGCTTCTTGAAATCGCAGATTACGTTTGCCCTGCGACCAAAAGTGACCTATGCAGGAAAAGCCGTGAAGCTGGAAAAGGAAGTGTTCAGCGAACCCGTCACGGCGGTTAGGAGTGTGATGTATGTTCCCGATTAAATATATCGACAACAACCTTGTCTGGAACAAGGACAATGAAGTATTCGCCTATTATGAGCTGATACCATACAATTACAGCTTTCTATCGGCTGAACAGAAATTTATCGTCCATGACAGTTTCCGTCAGCTTATCGCACAGTCCCGTGAGGGAAAGATACACGCCTTGCAGATAGCAACGGAAAGTTCCGTAAGAAGCATACAGGAGCAGTCAAAAAGATTAGTGACGGGGCGACTTCGTGATGTGGCGATACAGAAGATAGATGAACAGACAGAAGCATTAGTAAGCATGATTGGGGACAATCAAGTGGACTACCGCTTTTTTATCGGCTTCAAGCTCATTGTGACAGAGGAAAAAGTGAGCCTTGAAAGCATGAAGAAATCGGCATTTTTAACATTCAAGGAATTTCTAAACGAGGTCAACCATACGCTGATGAACGACTTTATCTCCATGCCAGATGATGAAATCAACCGCTACATGAAAATGGAAAAACTGCTGGAAAATAAAATCTCCCGCCGTTTCAAGTTCCGACGCTTAGATAAGAACGACTTCGGGTATCTTATCGAGCATATCTACGGCAGGGACGGCGTGGCGTATGAGGACTACGAGTATTCGCTTCCAAAGAAGAAGCTGAAAAAGGCAACGCTCATCAAGCAGTATGACCTTATCCGTCCGACCCGCTGTCTGATAGAGGAAAGCCAGCGATACTTGCGTCTGGAACATGAGGACAGCGAGAGCTTCGTGTCCTACTTTACCGTCAATGCGATTGTGGGTGAGCTGGACTTCCCGTCGTCAGAAATCTTCTATTTCCAGCAACAGCAGTTCACTTTCCCTGTTGATACGAGCATGAATGTAGAAATCGTCGGCAACCGCAAGGCACTTTCCACGGTGAGAAATAAAAAGAAAGAGCTGAAAGATTTGGACAACCACGCCTATCAGTCTGGAAGCGAAACCAGCTCAAACGTGGTGGACGCATTAGACAGCGTGGACGAGCTGGAAACCGATTTAGACCAGAGCAAGGAAAGCATGTATAAGCTCTCCTATGTGATAAGGGTATCAGCTCCCGACCTTGACGAGCTGAAACGACGCTGTGATGAGGTCAAGGACTTCTACGACGACCTCAATGTAAAATTAGTTCGTCCCGCTGGGGATATGCTGGGGCTTCACTCTGAATTTCTTCCCGCCAGCAAGCGTTATATCAATGACTATGTGCAATACGTCAAGAGTGATTTTCTGGCAGGACTTGGCTTCGGGGCAACACAGCAATTAGGAGAAAACACAGGTATCTATATCGGCTATTCCGTAGATACAGGAAGAAACGTCTATTTACAGCCCTCTCTTGCCAGTCAAGGTGTGAAAGGGACAGTTACCAACGCTCTGGCTTCTGCTTTTGTCGGTTCGCTGGGCGGTGGAAAATCATTCTGCAATAACCTTATCGTTTACTATTCCGTTCTCTTTGGGGGACAGGCGGTCATTCTCGACCCTAAGAGCGAGCGTGGCAACTGGAAAGAAACGCTCCCAGAGATAGCCCATGAAATCAATATCGTCAACCTTACCAGCGATAAGGAGAACGCTGGGCTTCTTGACCCGTTCGTGATTATGAAGAATGTAAAGGACGCTGAAAGTCTGGCGATAGACATTCTCACATTCCTTACGGGGATTTCCTCTAGGGACGGCGAGAAGTTCCCTGTCCTTAGAAAAGCGGTGCGAGCCGTGACCCAGAGCGATCAGCGAGGCTTGCTCCATGTGATAGACGAGCTACGCAGAGAGGACACGGCGATAGCCCGCAATATTGCCGACCATATCGACAGTTTTACGGACTATGACTTTGCACATCTACTGTTTTCGGACGGTTCGGTGTCTAACGCTATCAGCTTGGATAACCAGCTCAACATCATACAGGTTGCCGACCTTGTTCTGCCAGATAAAGACACGACCTTTGAGGAATACACGACCATAGAACTGCTGTCCGTGGCTATGCTGATTGTCATTAGTACGTTTGCCCTTGACTTTATCCACAGTGACAGAAGCATTTTTAAAATCGTGGATTTAGATGAAGCGTGGGCGTTCCTCAACGTGGCACAGGGAGAAACCCTCTCAAACAAGCTGGTGCGTGCGGGACGTGCTATGCAGGCTGGCGTGTACTTCGTCACGCAATCCTCTGGGGACGTGTCCAAAGAGAGCCTAAAGAACAATATCGGGCTGAAATTCGCTTTCCGTTCTACGGACATCAACGAGATAAAGCAGACCCTTGAATTTTTCGGTATCGACAAGGACGACGAGAACAACCAGAAACGACTTCGTGACTTGGAGAACGGACAATGCCTGCTTCAAGATTTGTACGGGCGTGTGGGCGTGGTGCAGATACACCCTGTCTTTGAAGAATTACTGCACGCCTTTGATACCAGACCGCCCGTGAAAAGCGAGGTGGAGTGATGAAAGATAGGATAAAGGGACTTCTGACAAAAAAGAAGCTCTTTCGTTTTTTCAAGATAGCTTTGATTGCGGTACTGACGACCATTGCTCTGCTCTCCCTATTGGGGACAGTGGCACACGCTTCTGGGCTGGTAGATGATACCGTCAATGCGGACAACCTGTATTCACAGTACCCTTTGGAGAATTACCAGCTTGACTTCTATGTGGACAATAGCTGGGGCTGGCTTCCGTGGAACTGGCTGGACGGTATCGGTAAATCCGTACAATACGGGCTTTACTGTATCACCAATTTTATCTGGACTATCAGCCTGTATCTAAGCAACGCCACGGGGTACGTCGTCCAGCAGGCGTATAAGCTGGACTTCATCAATGACATGGCAGACAGTATCGGAAAGAGCATACAGACCCTAGCGGGCGTGACGGAAAACGGCTTCGGAAGTACGGGCTTCTATGTAGGCTTCCTGCTTCTCATTATCCTTGTGGTGGGTATCTATGTTGCCTACACGGGACTTATCAAGCGAGAAACCAGCAAGGCATTACACGCCGTTATCAACTTTGTTGTGGTGTTCGTGCTGTCTGCTTCCTTTATTGCCTACGCTCCCGACTACATCAAGAAGATAAACGATTTTTCCAGTGATATAAGTACCGCTTCGCTGGATTTGGGAACAAAAATCATGCTTCCCGACAGCGACAGTCAAGGAAAAGACAGCGTGGACTTGATAAGGGACAGCCTGTTCTCCATACAGGTACAACAGCCGTGGCTACTTTTGCAGTTCGGTAACAGCGATATAGAAGAAATCGGGGCTGACCGTGTGGAAGCTCTGGTATCTGCCAGTCCGTCAGCAGACGACGGGGCGACCCGTGAGGACGTGGTGAAAACGGAAATCGAGGATAACGATAACGACAATCTGACGATACCGCAGGTCATCAACCGTCTAGGAATGGTGTTCTTCCTGCTCATCTTCAATCTGGGGATAACGATATTTGTTTTCCTGCTCACAGGCATGATGATATTCTCCCAGATACTTTTTATCATCTTTGCTATGTTCCTGCCTATCAGCTTTCTTTTAAGCATGATACCCAGCTATGAGAACATGGCGAAACAGGCAATCGTCCGAGTGTTCAATACGATTATGACAAGGGCAGGCATTACCCTTATTGTCACGGTGGCTTTCAGTATTTCCAGTATGTTCTACAACATCTCTACCGATTACCCGTTCTTTATGATTGCGTTCTTGCAGATAGTCTGCTTTGCGGGTATCTACATGAAGCTGGGCGACCTTATGAGTATGTTCTCTCTTAACGCTGGTGACAGCCAGAGCATGGGACGCAGGATATTCCGACGTCCGTATCTGTTCATGCGACACAGGGCTAGGCGTATGGAACACCGTATCGCAAGGGCTGTCGGTGCTGGAAGCGTCGCTGGTGCGGTGGCTGGCACAGTGGCAGGAACAACCATGAATGACGGTTCTGGAAAATCTGCCAGAGCTGGTACAGGCAGAAAAGAACACCGAGAAAATGCGTCTTTTGGAAGCCGAGCTGGTTCAGCCCTAGGTGCGGTGCTTGATACGAAAAACAAGGTCAAGGACAAGGCAACGGCTGTCAAGGAGAACATCAAGGATATGCCGACACAGACCGCCTATGCCCTGCACTCCGCAAAGGAAAAGGCAAAGGAAAGTGTGTCCGACTTCAAGCGTGGCATTGTGCAGGGGCAGGAAACCAGACAGAGCCAGCGTGCCGACAAACTCCAACAGCACAGACAGAATATCGCTGACAAGCGTATGGAGCTTCAAAAGGCACAGGAAGCAAAACAGGCTGGTAGAACGACGGACGGATCAGCGACAACAGGAGCTACCCGTCCCCATGACAGACCTGTCACCGCTTCTAAGACTGACACAGGAAAAGTGCAGGAAATCAAGCGTCCTGTCACCACGGATAAGGTACATACCGAGCCGACAAAAGCACAGCCTGTCAAGGAGCGTCCGCTTGCTTCAAAATCTGCTGAACCTGTGTTGCAGAAACATGGAACAAGGCTCAATGGTGTGGAGCTGAACCAGCAGACCACCAGAAAAGAGCGAAACATCAAGAAAGCGACCCTAAACATGACAGGAAAGAAAGGACGTAAGAAATGAAGCTAAGACATATCGCCCTTATCGGCAGTCTGTTTCCCTTTCTTCTTGCGATAGTGCTTTTCTTTGGTGTGCTTATCAGTGCCGAGGACGACGACGGGGGCGGTGGTTCTTCCTCATGGGTAACGGGCATGAACCTGTCCGCAGAGGTGTTGAAACATCAGCCTATGGTGGAGAAATACGCTAAAGAGTACGGCATTTCCGAGTACGTCCCCTATCTGCTGGCAATCATACAGGTGGAAAGTGGCGGGACAGCCGAGGACGTTATGCAGAGTTCTGAGAGCATGGGCTTACCGCCTAACTCCCTTGATACGGAAAGCTCCATCAGGCAGGGGTGCAAGTATTTTGCGTCCCTGCTTTCTTCAGCAGAAAATCAAGGCATAGAGGATATAAACGTCGTGATACAGTCCTATAACTATGGCGGTGGCTATATCGGCTATGTGGCTAAGAACGGGAAAAAGCACAGCTTCACGCTGGCAGAGAATTTCGCCCGTGACAAGTCTGGCGGGAAGAAAGTCACCTACACGAACCCTATCGCTGTCGCCCGCAATGGTGGCTGGCGTTACGGGTACGGGAATATGTTCTATGTGGAGCTTGTCAGCCAGTATCTTACGGTCAGTCAAGTATCGGGCGAGCTGGCACAGAAGATAATGAATGAAGCTCTGAAATATCAAGGCTGGAACTATGTGTATGGCGGGAGCAATCCGAACACTTCCTTTGACTGTTCGGGACTGGTTCAATGGTGCTATGGTAAGGCTGGCATTTCCTTACCGAGAACGGCACAGGCACAGTATGACGCTACCCAGCATATCCCGCTTTCACAGGCACAGGCTGGGGATTTGGTATTTTTTCACAGTACCTACAATGCGGGAACGTATGTAACGCACGTCGGTATCTATGTGGGAAACAATCAGATGTATCACGCTGGCGACCCGATAGGCTACGCTGATTTGAACAATAGCTACTGGCAACAGCACCTTATCGGGGCTGGCAGAATTAAGCAATAGAAAGGAATGAAAATCATGTTCAAGAAGAAAGAAAAACCGATAAAGGAAAAGAAAGTCCGCACTATGAAAGTGGGGACGCATAAGAAGTCCGTCATTGCCCTCTGGGTGGTGCTTATCGCAAGCGTGAGCTTTGGGGTGTATAAGAATTTTACGGCTATCGACCAGCACACCACCCATGAGATAGAAACCATACAGCTCCGCTTGAATGACACAAACGGAATAGAAAATTTCGTGAAGAATTTCTGTAAATCCTACTACACATGGAGCAACAGCAAGGAAGCAATCGAAGCAAGGACACAGGCTATCAGTGCCTATCTGACACAGGAATTGCAGGATTTGAATGTTGATACGGTGAGAACGGATATACCGACCAGCTCCACGGTCACGGACGTACTTATTTGGGACGTGGAACAGTCTGGGGAGAACGCTTTTACTGTTGCCTACGAAGTAGATCAGCAGATAAAAGAGGGCGACCAGACAAGGAACGTATCAGAAACCTATACCGTGACTGTCCATGTGGACGCTGACGGGGATATGGTTATCATACAGAACCCGACCCTTGCCCCCGCTATGGAGAAATCCAGCTATGAACCAAAGGCACAGGAAGCAGACAACAGCGTGGACGCTGATACAGCGGGTGACGCTACCGCATTTCTGGAAACATTCTTCAAGCTGTACCCTACCGCAACGGACAAGGAGCTTGCCTACTATGTAGAGGGAAACGCCCTTGAACCAATAAACGGTGACTATCTCTTTTCCGAGCTTGTCAATCCTGTATTCACGGCTGACGGCGACAATATGAAAGTAAGCGTTGCGGTGAAGTTCATTGACAATCAGACAAAGGCGACACAGGTATCACAATATGAGCTGACACTTCATAAGGATAGCAACTGGAAGATTATAGGATAAATATATTTTTGAAGCCAGAAAGAACTTAAAACTCTTTTTGGCTTCAATAGCTTCAATTATTTATTATCATAATTGCATTGTTCGCTATAACGCACTATAATTATTTTCTGTAAGGGAGAATATAAAATGTTCGATTATATGACCGTTAAGGAAACCGCACAAAAATGGGAACTGTCGGAACGTAGGGTTCAGATATTATGCTCTACGAACCGTATTCAAGGAGTTATTCGTATCAATCGTATGTGGCTGATACCAAAATATGCAGAAAAACCAGTTGACGGAAGATTTAAGAAACGAAAGGAGCTAAAAAATGAATAGGGTATTGATTATAGATGATGATAGAGAATTATGTGCTTTAATGAAAAAATGTATTGAACAAGAAAATTTATCTACTATGATTGCTTATGGTGGTGCAGAGGGACTGTACTTAATTGATGAAAACAAAGATGATACATCACTTTCTCTAATAATTTTAGATGTTATGATGCCAGACTTGGACGGATTTCAAGTTTTAAAGAAGATTAGAGAAACAAGTAATATCCCTGTTCTTATGTTAACAGCCAAAAGTGGTGAGGACGATAAAGTTTCTGGACTTCGATTAGGTGCAGATGATTATTTAACAAAGCCTTTTAGTATCAATGAACTTCTTGCTCGTGTCAATTCCCTTATTCGCCGTTATACAATGTTAAATCCTACATTCACAGAGGATAATGATTGCATAATTTTAAAGGGTATGATAATTGATAAAGCAAATAGAACCGTGTTAGTCTATGATGTACCAGTTGAGCTGACAAGTACGGAATTCGATTTACTGGTCTTTCTTGCTTCCAACAAAGGGCGAATTTTTACCAAAAAGCAAATTTATACAGAAGTCTGGGAAGATGAATATGCTTTTGACGATAGTAATATTATGTCTTTCATCAGCAAACTTAGAAAGAAAATTGAGCCTGACCCAGAACATCCTTTTTATATTTTGACGGTTCGAGGAGTTGGTTATCGTTTCAACAAGGAGGCTTGATTATGAATATATATCTTCTTGTTGGTCTTATATTTGCAATATTGATAATCGTATATCTTGTTATTAAGCTGTATCATATTAATGAACAGATTTCTTTTATTAGAGATGTTTTGGAAGATATAAAAACAGGTAATCTTAATAGACGTGTTTTAGTGCAGGAAAAAGATATTACGAAACAGATTTGTTATGATATAAACCAAATTGCAATGGATAGCCAATCACAACTTATTCGTCAAAAACAATCTGAACAGGCATATAAAAGGCTAATGACAAGTCTTTCACATGATGTAAAAACTCCTCTTTCTTCTTTAGTTGGTTATCTGGAAGCAGTAGAGAGTGGGCTTGTATTGGGAGAGGAAAAGGACGAATATATTCATGTTGCTTTTGAAAAATCACAACATCTTAAACACTTTGTGGAAAATTTATTTGAGTGGGTGAAGTTGGACTCTGGAGAGCAAGTTTTTCATTTTGAAATTTTAGACTTGAATGAGTTATCCCGTAATCTTATTGCTGATTGGATTTCTGTTTTAGAGAACAACTTTTTTGAATATGAAATTGATATACCTGAAGAAGAATATTTAATACGGATAGATGTTAACGCATATACTCGTATCTTAAATAATATATTACAAAATATTATTCTTCATAGCAATGGAGACAAAATGATGTTGCGAGTTCTGGAAGATCAGCAACATATTAAAATCATTATATCAGATAATGGAAAAGGTATTACCTCTGAAAATCTTCCGCATATATTTGAAAGATTGTATCAATGCGATAAATCCCGTTCAGCTAAAGGGAATGGTTTGGGATTGGCTATTACAAAGGAGCTTGTCAACGCACACAAAGGAACTATTACCGCAAACAGCACTCCAAATAAGGGAACAGAATTTATCATATCATTTCCAAAGGCTCTGTAAATATGCAGAGCTTTCTTATTGTTAAGACTAACAAGGAAAAAACATGGTTACGGCAAGGTTTTGGCAAGGTTCATGCACTATAATTTTATGTGTAGGTAGTAATACTGTTCTGAATTAAATTGCTATATTACAAAAACTAATTGAAAGTGAGGAAATTTATATGAATGAAACAGTGATAAAGACAGAACAATTAACTAAAAGGTATGGGAAACATACTGTAGTAAATAAAGTCAATCTTCATGTAAAAAAAGGACGCATTTATGGTCTGTTAGGTCGTAATGGAGCGGGAAAGACAACTATAATGAAGATGATTTTAGGATTGACACCTATAACTTATGGTAATGCGAAAGTGTTTGGAAAAAATATTATAGGAAACGAGAAAAAAATATATCCACGAATAGGTGCTATCATAGAAACACCGGGGTTTTATCCTAATTTAACAGGAACAGAAAATTTGGAAATTTTCGCACGATTGCGTGGTACAGCGTCTCCTAATGCTGTAAAAAACGCATTGGAGATTGTAGGCTTACCCTACAAGGATAAAAAAACATTTTCAAAATACTCTCTTGGTATGAAACAACGTTTAGGTATTGCAAATGCTATCTTACATGACCCAGAACTGTTGATTTTAGACGAACCGACCAATGGACTTGACCCTATAGGTATTGCAGAGGTAAGAGATTTCATAAAAAAGTTAAGTGTTGAACATGGAAAGACAGTCTTGATTTCCAGCCATATACTCTCAGAAATCTCATTGCTTGCAGATGATATAGGAATTATTGACAAGGGTGTTTTGTTAGAAGAAAGTAGTATGATTGAATTGGAAAAAAGAAACAGCAAGTATATTTTGTTGCAAGTTTCAGACATTCCAAAGACTATGCTTATTTTAGAACGCAGATTTCATGTAAAGGACTATTCTGTTCAAGATGAACAAACAGTACGAATTTATGATACTACATTGAACATGGGGGAAATTAACAAAACCCTCGTTATGGAAAATATAACTATTTTTAGTTCTGGAATTTACAATGATACATTAGAAGATTATTTTAAAAGAATTACAGGGGGTGAGGGAATTGCTTAAATTAGTTCAGATTGAGTTTTGTAAGTTACGCCGTAAAAAATTAATATGGATTATGTTACTATCCGCTTTTGTAATGCCGTTTTTTGCTTCCTTGTATTTTGGTTACTTAGGTCAAACAGATATTGAACCTTCAATATTTTACAGATGGTCTGCTTTTGGCTATACACTATTTATTATTTTACCATTTGTTTTAGGCTTACTAGGTACTATGCTCATGCACGATGAGAATAGATATGATATGTTAAAACAACTTTGGATTGTTCCTGTAAGTAAAATGGGATATTTTTTCAGTAAATTTTGTATCGTGCTGATTTACTCTATTTGCTTCATGCTTATTACTGCGTTAGCTTCTGTATTGTTTAGCGTTATACCTAATTATGTAGAGTTTGATTGGAACAGTGTATTGTTTCTGCTGGAAAGATGTTTGGAAATTTCAGTTTTAACAGCATTAGCAATACTTCCAATAATGGCAATTTCAGCTTCGCAAAAAGGATATATATTTCCAGTTTGTGCTACTTTGATTTATGTTTTTGCAGGTTTTTTGATAACTCCAGTCAATTCTTGTTTACACCCGCTTTCTTGTGTATCTGTTATTATAGCAAGAAATGGTGCAATTTCTGGGTTGACGCTTCCACAAGTAAATGTTCCTTTAGCTTTAGCCAGTATTTGTGTTTGGGTCATGCTTTCAATTTTACTTGTAAATATTACTTTAAACAAAAGAAAGTAAGGTGGAATAATGCGAATATTATTATGGGCGGAAATTCAGAAACTTCGTCGCTCAAATATAATTATATTTACAATTTTTGCGACCATTATGATAGCTGTTATAGTTTTTGTAAGCGGGATAACAACTGTATCTGACGACCAACTGACAACAAGTGTTGTTGGTTGGTATATGACTATTACACAAGTATTTGCAACTATGTTTGTTTTGCCTGCTATTGTCGCTTTGTTAGGAAGCTATATAATTTGTCGTGAAGAACAAGATGATACTATAAAATCGTTGCGTCTTATTCCAGTGGACGAAGCAAAATTAACGGTTGCTAAAATGATTGTGGCTTTTATTTTTAGTATTTTGATTTATATGTTACTCTTCATTATTACCCTTTTTTTAGAAGCCCTTTTGCATTACTCTGATTTGTCTGTATCAGTGATTTTGACTTATTTTAAAATGTATATAATAGAGGGAGCTTGTGTTTTTCTTGCTGTTTCTCCTATTATTGCAATCGTACCTTATTTGAAAAAAAGTTATTGGCTTGCTTTAATTTTAGCTGAAATTTATTCGTTTGCAGGCTTGTTTATGAGTATGTCAAATTCATTAAGAACATTCTATCCTATTACAGCCATATTCGGCGTTTCTGGTTACTATGATACAACTTTTCAAGAGTGGAGCTGTAGCTTGGGTATATTAGTATTATGTGGCTGTCTTTCAGTTGCTTTATTAAAAGGGTTAAGTCATAGACAGAAAGGAAATACAAGCAATGAGAAAATTATATAGGGTAAGAAAAGGAAAATATATAGCGGGCGTCTGTGGTGGTATTGCAAAATTCTTTGAAATAGACCCTAAAATAGTTCGTCTGCTTTTTGTCTTATTTGTGTTAGCTTATTCGAGTAGTCTCATTGCCTATATCATTTTTATGATTGTACTGCCAAAAGAGCCAAAAACAAATTGATAGTTCTTCAAAAGAGGTGATTACATGGGAAAATATTAGTTGCGGAATTTACAGATAAAGAAGAAGTTCTTTTTAATCAGTTAGTAGAATGGCTGTCAAAAACGTTATGTGTCACACCTGTTGCACTTAAGCAAACGGACGAAAGCCTAAATATAGATTACTTTACCCGTACTATTACTGACAGCAAAGGAAATGAAATACATCTGACTGCAAAAGAATTTGACCTATTATATTTTCTTTTCAGCCACAAAGGACAGGTATTTACCAAAGAACAAATTTACGAAAAGGTATGGGGATATGACAATGCACCAGACGCAAGCAACCTTTCCTCGTTCATCAGAAAGCTAAGACTGAAAATTGAACCACACCCAGACAATCCACGATATATCATCACTGTCTGGGGTGTGGGATATAAATTCAGCGGAGAAGAAAAACCGTAGCTGTATTTCACAATCCATTGTGATCTGCACGCTACGGTTTTATCTATTGAACTGATTTCTTACTTCTTTGTCCCTACGCATGGCTGATTTTGCACATTTCAGCAGGTCAACTAAAAATCGGGTTTCGTATTCGTCGCAATCCTCAAAAATCTCTTTTGCTTCTCCCTTGAAAATATTCTGTGAAGCAAGTACATTATCACATAGGAGAACATCAACTGATACGGAAAGAGCATTGGCAATCTCAATCAGTGTAGGCAGGCTGACTTTCGTTTTCCCTGTTTCCACGTTGCTCATGTGGGCTGGGGTAATATCTATAATGTCTGCGACGGCTTCCTGTGTTATGCCTTTCTTAATTCGTGCTATCTTGATACGCTGTCCGATTGCTTTATAGTCTATTTCCACAGTTTTCCTCTCCTTTCTTGCTTTTCATTATTGTAACTATTCACAGAGTGTAATATAATAGCTTGTATAGATGAAACATTTATGTACTATATTTTTGACGAATTTTTTTGGTATATATCATCAATTTTAAGAAAAGAGGTGTTCTGACTGTATGATGAAATTCAGTAAAAGGGACAGCAAGAAAATGATTAAAGAAATGGCTCGTCTGTACGGGCTTTCTGTTTCAGAAGTCCGTGAGCAGATACAGGATAAAATCATAGCGGTAATGGACAGTGACGACCCAGACCAGCAGGCAGAGTTTAAGCGTATGTTTGGCAACCGTACCCCTACCCCAGAGGAATTTATCTGTACTGCCAGCAAACAGCTAAAATTTTAAAGATTTAGGAGTGGCTATTATGGTTCAAGCGGAGAAGCAAAAGGAAGTGTTCCTGTCCCTGTGCGGACAGCATGACTACGACTTACTGACGGGCAAGGAAGCAATGACACAGACGGATTTTGAACGTATCACTTATATTACTATGGTTCTGGGCTATACTACCTATACGCAGGAATTGATTAGTGAACATTTAGACTTGGCGTGCAATGAAGCGGAACGGACTGACAGGGAAATTGATATTCTTCAAGACTATCCAGCCTATTATGATGATGAAAACGTCTATGAACAGAGAGATAAATGGCTGGCAGACTTCATCGGTCAAGTACCGCCAGCAAAGCAGGACGATATTCGCCAGCTCATTAAAGAAAATACAGAGATTATCTGATACACAGGGTTATCGCAATCACGGCATTTATGCTGGGTGTGATAGCCTTTTTTAGTTCCTGCTAAAAAACAAGAACTTGGACGGAATTAGGACGGATTTATCTTTTATGCTTATTCTGTTGAAATTTGCCTTATTTTGGCAAGGCGGTTTCTTCACGGGAGGATTACGAATGACAGGAGTGCATAAAAGAAAATCATCAAAAAAATTTTAATCCGTGTTAAGGGAGTTTACAGCTATTTCCGTGTAGAATTTCCTCAATATTTGTCGATTATATTCGCTAAAGCTCAACGAGGTTATCAAAACTTCTTGGGCTTTTTTGCTTTTTCTGGATTTCTTTTTCAAACTTTGCCAGTTCATATCCTCTCATTTGTATTAATGACGGAAAGGGGGAAGGAACGGTTACAATCACCGCCTTTTGACAAGCGAAAGGAGGTGAAAATGTGAAAAGACCCACTTCTCCGGAAGATGTTCAGAAAGTCTTTGACTGTTACTGCAAGAAGATTTTGAAGAATGAAGCAATCAATATTCAGAAGCATTACCAGCATTTGAATGACGTACAGGTTTCCTTTTCAGAACTCACACCAGAACAGCTTGCGGAGCTTGCCACTTATGATGATTATTCCACGGACTATGACCTTTACAAAGTCATGGGCTACGACGTGAAAATCAAGAATGAGCTGTTAAGTGAAGCATTGCAGGAACTTTCTGAGGAAGAACGCTTTATCTTGTTGCTCTACGGTTTAGGCTTCAACGACGGCGAGATTGCCGACCTGCTGAAAATTGTACGCCGTACAGTGAACTATAAGCGTCAAAGAGGATTTGAAAAAGTCAGAAAAAGAATGGAGGAAAAACAGCATGAAGAAGAATAAAGCGGTACATAAAGGCAATGGCTTATTGCCTTACCCTGTTATCGTTTCCGCTTCACAGGGCGATATTCTGGCTATGAATGTTGTGTTATGCCATTACGAGCCATACATTGCCCGCTTGTCCATGCGAACAAGCATTGACGAATACGGCAATCCTCACACCAGCGTTGACGAGGATATGCGTAGCCGTCTGGAAGCAAAACTGATTGAGCAGGTGCTTAATTTCAAAGTAGCATAAACCAACGTCCTATTACAGAGTGACGCATTATCCCCTTTCCTGCGTCCTCTCTGGGGCTTGTATATCTATCAAAGTCTATATGACCTCATATGGGCTTTGACAGGCGTATAAGCCGTTGCGGTCTTTGACAACTGAATAAAGCAGACAGATACGTTTGTGATACAGCGAGCCACGGGGACTGTACGCCATGACCTTTCCAAAAGAGAGCGAGCGACCCACGCAGTGATCCGAGAGCGACCTTTGGAAAAGTCGCCCCGCCATGACCTGTATTCACAGGATAATGATACGTCCCAGAGGTGGTTTTGCTCATAGGAATGAGATTGGTTGAGATACCAGCGGAGCTTTTCCAGAGCCGTCTGTCTGCTTCCAAAAGACACACAGTAAAGGGGGTGCTTATACATGACGAACAATACTGATGTGCCTATCTGGGAAAAGTACACGCTGACGATTGAGGAAGCGTCAAAATACTTCCGTATCGGGGAAAAGAAATTGCGTAAGTTGGCAGAGGAAAATCTCGACGCTGGCTGGGTGATCGTGAATGGAAACCGTGTGCAGATTAAGCGAAAACAGTTTGAAAAAATCATTGATACATTGGACGAAATCTAATGTCAGCGAGCCGTAGATATGATATAATAAAGTATAACGTATCAACGGCTCATTCCTTGACGGAAAGGAGCTTCGCACTATGTCTAATGTAAAGAGAAAAGACAATAAGGGACGCAATTTACGACTTGGAGAGAGCCAGAGAAAAGACGGAAGATACGTTTACAAATATACCGATATATACGGGAACCCACAGTTTAAGTATGCTTGGAAACTTGTTCCGACAGACAAGACACCTGCAGGGAAACGTGAAGATTTGTCGTTGAGAGAAAAAGAAAAGCAGATTAAGAAAGACCTTGCCGACGGTATCAATACCATAGGCGGGAAAATGACAGTCTGCCAGCTCTACGCAAAGAAGAACAGCCAGAGAAAAAATGTGAAACGCAACACAGAAAAAGGTCGCCAGTACCTTATGAAAATTCTGGAAAACGACCCTCTGGGTGCAAGGAGCATTGATACAGTGAAGCTATCAGACGGTAAGGAATGGGCTATGCGAATGTATGAGAATGGCTTTTCCTACAAGACGATTAGCAATTACAAGCGTTCACTGAAAGCGTCATTCTATATGGCGATTGAGGACGACTGTATCAGAAAAAATCCTTTCAGCTTCAAATTGAGTGACGTTCTGGAAGATAATTCAGAGCCTAAAGTCATTCTCACGCCAGAGCAGGAAGAAAAAATGCTTGCCTTTATGGAACAGGACAAGACGTACAGCAAGTATTATGATGAAGTGGTTATTCTTCTGGAAACGGGGCTTCGTATTTCTGAATTTTGCGGTCTGACAGTCCATATTGATATGGCGAACCGTATCATCAATGTAGACCACCAGCTATTGAAAGACAGCGAAATCGGCTACTACATTGAAACACCTAAGACCAAAAAAGGAGAACGTCAGCTTCCAATGACAGAAAGAGCCTATCAAGCCTTTAAGCGAGTGTTACAGAACAGAGGAAAGGCAGAGCCTATCATCATAGGCGGTTACAGCAATTTCCTGTTCCTAAACCAAAAGGGCTTCCCTAAAGTGGCTGGCAACTACGAAAGTATGTTGCGTGGGCTTGTGAAGAAATACAACAAGACACATAAAGACCAGCTACCAAACATCACACCGCACTCATTCAGACATACCTACTGCACGAACATGGCAAACAAAGGAATGAACCCGAACACCCTACAATACATCATGGGACATTCAAACATCACCATGACATTAGGGTACTACGCACACGGTACTTTCAATTCAGCAAAAGCAGAACTTGAAAGACTGGCTCTTGCTTCTTAAATCGGTGATTGTACTACTCATTTACTACTTTTGGTTGCATTTTCATGCTGGTAAATGCCAGCTTATGCAGAGTATCTTCCCAAAGGAAAATGCCGATAAAGCCCTAAAATACAGGCTATACCGACATTTACCAGCTTATGAAAAGATAATCAGAAATTTAGTGAGTTTTTAAAGATAAAAATTACAATTAATAATATAAAGAATTCTACAAAGTATATATATTTAATTAATTCTAAAACTTCTACAAATTCAAGTTTATATAAAGAATCTTATAATTATGCCCAAGAGATTTTATCAACTTTGTCTATAATAACAAGTTCTGAGAGTATAGAAGATAAAAAAGAGTCTATATCTAGTTCTACAGCTGATGAAATATTAAAATATAAGAATTTGTTAGATATGGAAGCTATTACACAAGAAGAATTTGATGCTAAGAAAAAAGAATTGCTAAATTTATAATATATAAGCACTTACTTAAAAATAAGTAAGTGCTTATATTATGTTAAAAAAGAAAGGAGGTTAAAAATGGCAACTATACAAACATCTATCCGAATTTTCGACGGAATGACACCTGCTTTTAGACACATGACTAATGCTATGAATATTGTATTAAGTTCATTCGAGCAATTACAAAGAACATCTAGCAATGCTATAGATGCTAATAGTATTAGAACAGCTAGAGAAGAACTAGCACGTGCAGAAGCTGGCTTTGATAGACTAGAACAACAAATAAGAGAATCAGATAATCAACAGCGAAGGCTTAATGAGGATATAAATAAGGGTGCAAGTTCTACAGATAGATTAGTTGGAAGTGCAAAGAAGCTAGCAGCAACCTACTTAGGTATAAGAACGTTAGGAGGTCTAGGAAATTTAAGCGACCAGATGACAAGTACTAACGCGAGACTTAGTATGATAAATGATGGTCAACTCTCAGATGGAGGATTAAATAAGATGATTTTCCAATCTGCTGAAAGGTCTCGTGCATCTTACTTAGATACTGCAAAAATAGTTTCACGAATAGGCATGAACGCAGGTAAGGCGTTTAGCAGTACAAAAGAAATTGTAGGTTTTGCAGAGCAACTAAATAAAAAGTTCGTAATTGCTGGAGCAAGTACTGAAGAAATGAACTCAGCATTGTTACAACTAACCCAAGGGTTGGGTTCTGGTGTATTAAGAGGTGAGGAACTAAATGCTGTATTTGAGTCAGCACCTAACATCATCCAATCGATTGCAGATTATTTGGACGTAGACATAGGAAAAATAAGAGGAATGGCATCAGAGGGAATGTTAACGGCAGATATTGTAAAAAACTCATTACTTTCAGCAGCAGAGCAGACCAATGCAGAGTTTGAAAAAATGCCTTACACATTTTCTCAAATTTGGACTTCAATTAAAAATAATGCAATCATGATATTTGGTGTTATACAGAAAAAAATAGAACAAGCTATGTCTAGTAGGGGTTTTCGAACCTTTATAGATAATTTTATCAGCGGATTATATGTTTTAGGTAATGTATTTTTTAACATTTTTAATGGAATTATAAGTATATTAGGGAGCCCAGCTTTTCAAAGTTTTTCAAACACAATGATTGTTGGGATAAGTTTAATTTCACAAGCACTAGGCTGGATAATAACACAAGCATTAAACCTTGCTAATATATTTGCACAAAATTGGAGTATAATAGGTCCAATTATAGCAGGGGTTGTAGGGATTTTAGGTACTTATTTGATTGCATTAGGAAGTATATGGCTTTGGGAAACTTTATGCAAAGTATCAAAAAATGCTTTAGCAATTGCTTCTGCGATACATGCTTTAGCAGTACATGCAGAATTAACAGAAACTCAAATGGCTACAATTGCTCAATATGGTCTAAATACTGCTATTTTAGCATGTCCAATTTTTTGGATAATAGCAGGTATTATAGCATTTGTAGTAGTAGTTTTTGTTGCAGTAGCAGCAGTAAATAAATTCGCAGGAACAAGTCTGACTGTACTAGGAGCAATTGTAGGTGCAGTATTTGCAGCAGTAGCAGCAATACAAAATGTTATGATATGGCTACTGAATGGCTGTATAGCTGTAAATGAAGCTATTGCTAATGGTTGGAATCAGTGCGTTTTTTTTATGAAACAAGCTATTGCGAAAGGTGTAATCTTTATAATCGAAAAAATGGCATCATTAAATGACTCTGTAAATAGTGCGGGTAATGCACTTGGGAAAGCTTTCATAGACGGGGTGAACATAGCAATAAGAGGTGTAAACAAATTAATTGACCTAATAAATAAAATACCAGGGATAAATATTGGTAAAGTAGGAGAAGCAACATTTACACCTGTTAAAGCGGATAATAGCACAATTAAAAAACAAATTGCAGACTTAAACAAATGGGTAGGAGATGCACCAGAAAAAATAAAATTGGAAAGGATGCAATATAAAGATATTGGAGCAGCATTTCAAAAGGGAAATGCTTTAGGTGAAAAGTGGCAAAAATCTATAACTGATAAATTTAAAGATACTTTTGATATTAATAAGATGATAGAAGATGCAAAGAAAAAACTTGGACTTGACGATTTGTGGGATAAAAAGTATGGATTAGGAGATGGATTTGGTTCAGCAGGGCTTAATTCTCCACTCAGTGATGCAGCAAAAGGAGCAAAAGACACAGCAGGAAACACAGCAAAAATGGCTAAGACAATGGATAAAAGCCAAGAAGACTTAAAATATCTTAGAGATATAGCAGAGCAAGAGACTATCAATCGATTCACAGGAGTAAACATTAAAATTGATATGAACAATACAAACAACATAAATAGTGAGGCAGATGTCGACGGCATAGTAAATGTCTTAACGGAAAAACTGAATGATGCAATGGTTGTATCAGCTGAGGGAATAGTTTAGAAAGGAGGGATATAAATGGCTTATGATTTTTACCTAGATGGAGTACAATTACCAATTGCACCTGCCAAATTAGAAATAAAAATAACAAATAAAAATAAAACAGTAGACCTAATAAACACTGGAGAAGTAAATATATTAAAAAAAGAAGGGCTATCTGAGATAAGTTTTGAAGCAGAATTTACACATAATAAATTACCTTTTTGTAGAGGTCAATTTAGAGATGTTCAATTCTTTTTAAGTAAGCTAGAATTACTAAAAACTGATTGTAAGCCATTTCAAT